ATCGCTAGGCACGTCAGACTTATCTGGGTTAAGCAAGATAGCGTCAGGGTTAGGCAGCTTGCGGAAGATACGCATGAAGCCAGTGAACTCAGCCGCCGCGCCTTCACCTACTGCACCCTTGAAGCACTCGTATTCCGACTCGGCTGGCACAACGCCAAGCACCGCGCTAACACCTTCGACCCAGCTACGAGGGGTTGGATTACTATCACGCTGTGGATCAAAGTCATGCAACAAGTTGGGACGAAAGCGCAGAAACGAGATGACCTCTGGCTTAACATCGTTATCAATCATCCACTGGGTTGAGTCGTCTAAATGTGTGTCGAGTTCAATAACCGTCTCACGGTTACGCAGATGGCTAAGCACGCGGTTAGCGCCAGCACGATCAGACTGCCGATTACCAGTAGAGATGACAGTCCAGCCATCAGCAAGGGGAACGCCATGTAGGTTCCTAGCTTGACAAATGTTTGCCAGAACTTTCTGAATATCTGCATTGGCTTGGTTCCTATCGTCAAAGCATAATACGCCGCCAACGCCATCATCCCACTTGGAACCCTTAGCTGGAAACCAATCTGGGATTTTATACTCAAGAGTCTCACCGCCAATAACTGGTATGCCAAAGTCCTCGACAAGCATCGTAGGGAGATGCCGTTCGATATAGTGTTTACCCATCTTATTAGCGACGGTCTGGACAATGGATGTCTTACCACCACCGGGAGCACCTTCGATAGTAGTCGTGCGATTAATAGATACAAGAGCCGTAAGTGTAGCTTCTAACTGAGTTGGTCGCATGGTATTGCCTCTTAGTTAGTTGTGTGATTTGTTCACAGTTCGATCATGTCACAACACGTTGAACGTGTCAAGTTCGTTTGAAATCAACGAGTTGCGTGAACCACGGCCCCTATATTTTAATACCCTTTATATTTTCAATGTATTGTCATATAATACGTCTATAAGAGCTTGTTTTTTAGGGGGTTTTGTAATGGGTAATCGGAGAGATTTCACCCATAAGGATCTTGAGGTTGCAAGAATTGCTCTTGCAGATGCAAACAACAATGCTTCAGAAGCCGCGCGCATACTTGGCATAAGCCGAAGTGCAATGCAGCGTAGACTCTACCACCTAACAAAATTCTCAGTCCCACAATTACCATCTAAAAGTCGTGAACTCGACCAACTTATCAAGGATAAGATAGAGGAAAGTAAACGCGCAAAGAACGCCGATGAAGCCCGTGATCTCATCAAGATTCCTATCCACATTGACGGGCCTTTTGGCATACTTATTCTTGGTGATCCTCATGTCGATGATGCTGGCTGCGACTTTGAACTACTAGCTGCTCATCGAAATATTGCGATCAGCCATCCTTATGTTTTAGCTGCGTCAATAGGCGACTACCAGAACGGTTGGATTGGTCGCCTCGGAGTTCTCTATGGAGAACAACAAGTTACGTCACGTGAAGCATGGAAACTTGTCGAGTGGCTTGTCTCTCCACTCCAATGGTTGTTCCTAATCGCAGGAAACCATGACCTTTGGCAGGGCGTAGGCGATCCGTTAGAGTGGATAGCAAGACAACAAGGTAGTCTCTACGAGCCGCATGGCGTTAGAATTGAGCTACAACATCCGTGCGGAGCAAAAACACGTATCCATGCACGCCACGATTTTCCCGGCACTAGCATTTACAGCCAGTTACATGGGCCAAGACGCGAACTTCTCATGGGATTCCGTGATCATCTCGTAATCTGCGGCCACAAACACACAGGCGCACAGGAAACGCTTGTGACCCCAGAAGGCACAGTAGCGCAGATCATACGAGTAAGTGGGTATAAAGTAGCCGATAGTTATGCTAAACAGTTAGGACTGAAGAAACACCAGATTTTTCCCGGCGCTCTAGTCATCGTAGACCCACGTGTGCCTGAGACATCTGCGGGTAGAGTATGGACAGCCCCTACAGTCGAGCTTGGGGTATTGTTCTTGGATGCGTTGCGGAGTGGGTATGGGCCACCAACAAAAACCAGAAAGCGTTGAACGAATTTTTATGTATGTCCCACATTCGTGGGTTAAAAAAGCCTTAGAAATTGGATGGGAAAACCCTACAGACCTTGGGCCACCACATAATAACTACTCTATGCTTATGGAATGGAAAAAAGATTTTAACCCCATTATGCCCTTCCACAGCCGGGAGAAACGCCATGAGAGATGATTACGACGACGAAGATTATTCTGAAATTGAAACGCCGGATTTCGAGGAACCGCCATTAGACCCAGTGGCAGCAAGAGCAGCTTCGTTTACAAAACTCGTTGCTTTAGTCGATCATATCCATAACGAAGAAGCTAAAAAGGAATGTTTATTAATGTTAGCCGCCATCAGGCGGTCGTTTAAGACGTTGCCGACGGGAGACTTGTCTCCCATCTCTGGGGGTAAGTCCTAAAGGTTTATCCGTCCAACGCCATTTTTCGTCACGCATCCTACGGATCATCTCAGCCGTAACAGGGCAGACTTCAGCCTCAACGTAGTCAGCTATGGCTTTAAAAGCGTCTTGCCAGCCTTGCTCATACTCAGTCATTGTTTTGTCCTCTTATTCACGCTGTCCGATGCCTCTTGAGGTGTCATCCCTGCTTCTATGGCTTTCCAATACTTCACGCGGATGCGCGCTGCATCGGTCGAAATGCCAAGGCGCAAGCCTATCGTCTTGTTATCTAAGCCTTTCTTGTGTAGTTCTAGCGCACGCTGCGACACGTCTTTGCGTCTAAAGTTATCTATATCTGCCATCTTAACCCCCTACCCATTTCTGCACCGTCTCGGTTGATTTAGCCCATTTTTCTGCATCTTCTTGGGTATCAAACTGTCGCACTCTATCGGGATTGACTGTGTAAAATAGCCCAGTCCCCTCAGCGGCCAACCACGCGCGCCTGTCATCGTTCCATATTACGTATGTCACTTTCATTGTCTTTTACCTTTCCTATATGCACGTCCTATGACTGCGCAGCGTGAAATACCCATTCTATCTGCTATCCATTGGTAGGATTTACGACGATCTTTCCAATAGGCAACAAAATCATCCATCTCCTGCGTCCAATGCAGAACCTTTATCCTATGTTTAATCTCTGGCGGTTCCATTAGCTAAACTCCTTCGCCAGCGTATTTATTTAACATTTTTAAATATTTTATGTCTCCAACTGGTTGGTATGCACCCTTATGGGAGGGCACGATTGTGCGGGTAATGCGCTTAGACTCTCGCTCTCCACAGTCTAGGCATAGTCTAATACCAAGATCATATCGCTTCTTCTGGATGCTATTGGTGCAGCGTAAGCAGATAGGCATGGGTGTATCCTTTCGATTTTAGACCTGCGAATTATATGCACAACCTCGGAGTTGTGTCAAATGCACACAGGATCAACGGGTTGCCGGAGTGAAAATGTAAAGTTTGAAACTTTACACTAATGTTAAGTTTGGTATGAAACTTTACACCATTGTAAAGTTTGAGGGAGGGCTGGAGGGAAATAATCTAAAATGGTTGGGAAATAATCTGTAAGTTATGTGCACAGGGGGGTCTGCAAGTGTATGAATTTAAAGCGATAATCTAAATAATCTAAATAATCTGTGTTTTTTTCGTAGGGTTGGGGATTTTTTAGATTATTTTTAGGCGAAATGTAAACGAGAAAAAACCAAAAAAGGGTGTCGACCTATTGCATTTTATATATATTATTTAGATTATTTATATTATTATATATAAAACAAGCTCCATGGCTCATTCCCCAAAGCCCTTTGGTTTCAACAACTTGCGAGATACACACAAGCTAACTTAACACGAAAATTGTTAAGTTTCGACCCTCTAACCCTGTTAAGTTTCATTTAGATTATTTAGATTATTTGGGGGTGTTTTAGATTAAATCTTTAAAATCAATGGCTTACGCCCGGTAACAATCGAATGTTAAGTTTCGACCTCTCGCCCGGTAACAATGGGATGTGAATTGAGGGATAGATTTTTCTAGCTGGTATTAACCAGCAATAGGTATGGGATAGGGAATGTAAACGAATCAGTGATAGTCAACAAATGTCAACGAATCAGGTGAATGTGAACAAGCGATTTCGTGTCAAGCCATTGGTAGGGGATACTATCGGCGCGCGATAGCGCCTAGAACGGACAGAAAAGGGGCGCACGTGCGCGCCGCTACGGGGAGAGCTATACCCCTACCTAAAAAATTAAGGGCTATCCAGCGCCTTTCCCTAGCCTATATCTAATGAATGTAAACATAGGGGTATAAAAAAAGCCCGGCATTGCCGGGCTTAGGGTTAGGCTAGTTTAAATCCATACTTTTCTACCAATGCCTTGCTAATAGAGCGTTTACGCCTCGTATAAACACCGACTAGGATAGTGCGGGTTTTCCCCTTGTAGTGGCGCACGATAGCGATTTCATTTGTTTTTTGCATGGTTGCCTCTTGAAATAATAGAAAATAGGGGGTAGGCTAATGCCTACCCCTCGAACAAGCAGGAATTTACTCGCCCTTGCGAGATAGTGCGCCTTCGTTCTGAGCAATAAACGCCTTAATGATTTCAGCGTTTTCTAGGATAGCCTCGATCTGATTGCGATAGAATGAGAAGGGGTAGCGTGACAACCCGTAAACGCAAAGATTGCCCTTACCTGACGGGGATAATTTAACCGTAAACCTATTAGCGGGCGCAGCTTTAGTCGCCTTTAACGTGGCGTTTTCAGCCTGTAATTTCTTAACCAATGCCATAACATCATCAATGTTATAGGTAGGAGCGGCAGCATTTTTCTTTGAAGCAATAGCCATTGTCATAACCTTTTCTAAACGAGGATATCGGGAAAACGCCCCGACCTGTGAATAATGCGCACAGTTTGAACCGGTTGTCAAATCGTAATGAAATCAATGCCTTAGCACCCCATAGGGGTAGTCTAGTGATTCGGTATGCTATCCTAAAAATAAATGACAACATGAATGTCAACCAAGGGGGTAGGCAGGGGGGCCACATGGACTGACGCGCGCGAGGCCCGGCTGGGTGTGTAGTAAGGCTCATAAACCACAACCCCAAAAACCAAAGTTGTGTATATCTCACACAGCTTGCCAACCAAACCTTCCCCGTTTACTATCTACACATGTCTATGATTGCCGAACATACACGCTGGTCTAACCGTCTCGCCTTCGACATTGCCCTTCGACTTGAGGGAAGTGGTGAAGAAGTGGATGAAATTCTGGAGCGCCACCAGATAAAGACGCAAGACTTGTTGTCATTCAACAAAGATCCTGTGTTTTTGCGCCAAGTGGAAATCTATCGAGGCGAAATCCACGACAAGGGTATACTTTTTAAGACCAAAGCCCGGATGCAGGCAGAAGATTTGCTTACAACATCGTGGTGTTTGATCCATAATCCAGACGTAAGCGCAGCGGTAAAGGCTGATCTGATCAAGTCCACGGTAAAATGGGCTGGGTTAGAACCAAAGAACGACGTATCTGACGGCGGACCCGGCGGTGGCGTGCGCATTACGATCAATCTTGGAGGGCAGGAGCTTGGAGACGCAAGACTCGTGGATGTATCTCCTGCAGAAATTGAAGATGGCCCCTCAGCCAACGCTGATTGACTTATATAGCCCGAACAAGGCCAAGGCAGTAGAAGATTTGTTTACAAACAAGCGTGTTTCCTACCGCACAAAGATACTCAAGACCAAGCGTGTGGGCGTAATTTACCGGATCATGGTGTTATCTGATGGCTCTTGATATTGATTACACACCGCCGCCTACCGGTGCTAAGTTTATGAAGTCGGACGCCAAGATGCGCGTCCTGTTAGGTCCAGTTGGTAGTGGTAAGTCGGTCACATGTAGCTTTGAGGTCATCAGGCGTGCGAGCGCGCAGGAGCCAAATAGCCAAGGAGTGCGCAAAACCCGCTTCGCTGTGGTGCGTGAGACGGCAAGACAGCTTCAGGACACGACGATCAAGACGTTTCTGGATTGGTTCCCGCCGGGTGTATGTGGCGACTACATGCGGACGACCAAGACTTACTTCTTTAGGGTGGGCGATGTCGAGAGTGAGATCATGTTTCGTGCGCTGGATGACGCCGATGATGTGGCTAACCTCAATTCTCTTGAGCTTACTGGCGCGTGGTTTAACGAGTGCCGGGACATCCACCCAGACATCGTCGATGCGATGTCTAAACGCATTGGACGTTTCCCTTCCAAGAAAGACGGCGGTCCCACGTGGCATGGGATGTGGGGCGACACCAACCCTCCGACCATGGATACATGGTGGTACTACCAGCTTGAGCACCTTAGCCCCGTGGATGGCGTCAGCGCCAACGACAACGGATGGGATGTGTTCAAGCAACCGTCAGGACGCAGCCCCTATGCCGAGAATATCGAAAACTTGCCCGACGGGTATTATGATACACAAGGTCGGTCCGACGAATACATTAGGGTTTATATTGACGGAGAATACGGACTATCCAGTGCAGGTCTTCCTGTTTACAAATACTTCCGAGCAGACTATCATA